ATTATTAGAGGGAATAATAACTTGTTCAGATATTCTTATTAATACACATATAGAATGTTTGTATGATAGTATTATAGATGATTTACCAATATTAGTTTATAATATTAATTCTAATGAACAAGAGCAGGAACATGTTCAAGAACGAGAGCAGGAACAAGAACAAGAACAATCGTATCATACTATGACTATGTATGAATATCCTTTTATAAAAACAGAATATGTTAAATATGATTTTTCACTTGTAAAAGATGTCTGTTTTTTTGAAGATTATACAATTAATATAAATGAAATCATAAGTTGTTTGCCAAATATATTTACACAAATAAATACACATCATTTTATTAATAATAAATCTGGATATTTATTTGTGTTTATTCATAATAAATTATTATTAATTCCAGGATATTTATTAATCCAATTTAATGAATATCCGATTTTAAGTTTACATTTAAAAATAATTAATAATATTCAAATATCACAAACAGATTTAAAAATATTAAAAAATAATCATATATTTAAAATTATAAATTTAATAGATAATGGATTATTAAAAAAATTAAACTTGAATAATATAACTTTTTTATATTATTACATGATTAAATTTAAAATAGAACCAACTTTATTAGAACAAAAATTTTTAACTAAAATATCAAATGAATCACATGAAACCTTTTTAACTTTCTTTAAAGAAGAAATTGATAAAATAAGTAAAAAGGATCCAACCTTATTTTTAAAAAATCAGGAACAAGAACGAGAGCAGGAACGAGAGCGGGAACAAGAACGATTGTCGAAACAAGAAGAATCATATAATATTGCCGATGTGCATGGAGATCTTTTAGTAAATACAGAACATATTAAATATGATTTTTCACTTGTAAAAGATGTCTGTTTTTTTGAAGATTATACAATTAAAATAATTGGTGTCATGCGTTGTTTACCAAATATATTTACAAAAGTAAATACACATATTTTTATTAATAATAAATCTGGATATTTATTTGTGTTTATTCATAATAAATTATTATTAATTCCCAAATATTTATTAATCCATTTTAACGAATATCCGATTTTAAGTTTACATTTAAAAATAATTAATGATATTCAAATATCACAAATAGATTTAGAAAGATTAAAAAAAAATAATTTATTTAATAAAACTCTAAATTTAATAGATAGTGGATCATTAAAAGATTTAGGATATAATATTGCAACTTTTTTATATTATTACATGATTAAAATTAAAATAGATCCAACTTTATTAGAACAAAAATTTATAACTAAAATATCAAATGCATCGCAAGAATTACACGAATACTTTTTTGATTTAATTAAAGTGGAAATTAATAGAATAAGTAAAAAGGACCCAACCTTATTTTTAAAACATAATGATGCATTAAAATATTCGCAAAAATATTTATTTTATAAATCAAAATATTTAAAATTAAAAAATCAAATAAATTATTCAATAAAATCAACTTTATAAATGTTCATATGTTGATTAAATTCAAAAGAAAATTTATCAAAAACTAATGTTTGTATAATATTTGATAACTTTTTATTAAATTTATATTCAAAACTATCACATGTTTCGCATTTTGAATATAAATTTGATACTGTATAATTTAAATAATTAATTATTTCATGTTTATTTAATATAAAATTACCCATTAATGTTGATTTTATAATTAAAAATATTTTATTTTGTAAATGTTTGAATTGTTCATTGTTATTAAATAAATCTTTAATAATTAATGGTTCGATATTTTTTTCACAAAAATCAATAATAATATTTACATCAAGTGTATTAATTATTTGTTTTTTAATAGTATAAAGTTTATATTTATTTATATTAAAATCTAGAGTTTCAATATTATCTTTTATTAATATTAAATCTGATACATCCCAAATATAAATACTTTTATCATATGAACCAAATATAATGTGTTTACAATCTGGACTAATTGCGATATGAGAACAATTATTTATATGATTATTATTTGTTTTAATACATTCATATGTATTTGTATTTGAAATACAAATTGTTTTATTATTTGAACCAGAAACAATATACTCCCCATTAGAACTATATGCTAAACATGTTATATATTCTGTATGATTAGTATGCATAGCAAATATATGTCTGTCTTTTATATGATAATTATGAATTATATTGTCAAGTAAGCTATATACAATTTTTGTACCACATGGGCTATATACAACACACATGACATTTGTTTTACAAATAATTTTTTTATATGTATTATTAGTTATATTTGTAATACAAATGCTTTTATCATTTGAACCAGAAACAATATAATTATTATCTGGACTAAATGCAATACAATTAATTGTTGATGTATGACAATCTCTTTTAGTAATAATTCTACCAGTATTAATATCAATAATCCCAATTTTACATTTTGAACCATATGCAATGTATTTACTATCCATACTAAATGATATACATTTTATATAATCAGATATATTATAATTTTGGATACATTCATAATTATGTGTATCCCATATACGAATTGTTTTATCAATTGAACCTGAAATAGATATAATATATTTACCATTTGGACTATATGCAATACAATAAATCTCATATTTATGACCAATTAATGTTTTAATATATTCACCATTTATATTTAAAATATTAATGGTTTTATCTTTTGAACCATATGCAATATATTTATTATCTGAACTATATGCTATACATATTGCATTGGTTTTGTATTCTTTAATAATATCATCATGTGTTTCAATTGTAAAAGGTTTTTTATTATATATATTAAATACATCTGATTTTAGTTTTATAATATTTTTATCATATAGCGACATTATAATGAATATATAATATATTTATTATAATTTTGTTTTTCAATTTTTAAAAGAATTATTATAATAATTAATATATTTTAAATAAACCAAATAAACATATCAATGATAGTATAATCATACCACTAATATTATACATAAATGTTTGTGAAAATAATATAGGGTTTTTATCATCCGTATATTTTTTAATACATATACCATTGTCAGTATCCCAAATACACATAGTAGAATTTACTGAATTAGAAATAATAAATTTATTGTCTTGACTATAAATAATATTGGATATAGATTCTAAATGATTTGGAAATATTTTAATACATTTAGAATCTATTGTATTCCAAATACGAATTGTTTTATCAACAGAATAAGATACAATAAATTTACAATCAATACTAAATGCAACACATATAATACTATTCGTATGACCGAACATATTTTTATACGGCATTGTTGCACCAAGCACAAATGTATCATCGCATATTTTAATACAATTATTTGTATCAGTATTCCAAACTCGAATAGATTTGTCACGAGAGCCAGATACAATATATTTACCATTCGAACTATATGAAATACATGTAATACTATTAGTATGTCCGTAACAATATTTAATACAATGTCCGTTATTAATATCCCAAATATGAATATTATTATCAGATGAACCAGAAACAATATTATTTCCATTTGGACTATATGATACACAATTAATACCATTTTTACAATTAATTATTGTTTTAATATTTAATGATGGTTCTTTAAAGTTTGTATTAGACTCTATATCAGAATATGTATTTAGTGATTTTGTTACATTCATTATACTATTATAAATATATATTTATAATATTATAATAAATCAATTTTTAAATAAATAAAACTAGTACATAATTCCAATTCCAATTCCAATTACAATCATAATTACTGTAATATCAAATCCAATATTATAAAAATTAATTTTATTAACTGAACGTTTAATATAATCAAAAAATAAATTATATCCAATATAATAGTCTTCATTATAGTCATTATTATCATGGTCATAATTGTATTCATTGTCGTAAATATCACGACAATCTTCGTATGAAATAATATGTTCGCCATTTGGACTAAATTCAATATTAGTAATTTCTGATTCATGTTCTGTAAATGTTTTAACACATTCTAATGTGTTTGCATCCCAAATACGAATTGTTGCATCTGCAGAACCTGATGCAATATATTGATTATCTGGGCTATATACAACACATGTAATATAATTAGTATGACCATAACATTTATTTGGTATTTCTGACATTTCCTTAATTACACAATTAAAAATAGAAATTGAATTATCCTGAGAACCAATGGCAATACATTTACTATCATGACTAAATGTAATACAATTAATATCATCGGTATGACAGAGTACATGTTGAACACATTCTTTACTGCTTGTATCACATACATACATGATTGGATTTACTTGATTTAAAATATAAATAATGTATTTACCGTCTGGACTATATAATACGAAATCATAATTATTAATAATTTGACCTTCATTATCATAATATTTAATAGTCGCTTTATCTGAAATATTCCAAACCTGTACTGTATTATCAAAATCGTCCATATCTGATAAAGTATCAACACTATGATCTGTATCATGATCGCTTTTAGTCTCGCTCTCACTTTTAGTATCGCTCTCACTTTTAGTATCGCTCTCACTTTTAGTCTCGCTCTCACTTTTAGTATCGCTCTCACTTTTAGTATCGCTCTCACTTTTAGTCTCGCTCTCACTTTTAGTCTCGCTCTCGTCATCGCTATCACTATCAACATAAGGATGTTTTAGAATAATATTAATCATATTAATTATGGTTTTGTTCATTATAACATCTAATTTATCCATCAATATCAAATAAATTCAATTTTTAAAGATATAATAAATATATTTGTTTAAATATCCATTATTTGATTGTATAATTTCCTTTTTCGACATCTGATACAAAAAGGGATGCCCATGATGTTATCAACGAAGGTTTTGATTCTGTATAAAAAATATAATTAAATCTAAATGAAATATAAAAATTTTTACCTATAGCACTTTTAATAATACCATACCATTCATTATTTTTTTTATAAATTTTAATTAATAAACCCCCTGTTCTTAATTGTTTGTCGTATCTATTAATATATTTCATTGAACCTTTTGGGACTAGTGTTGAAAACAATTCAACAGAATCAATATATTCATAATCTTGCAAGTCTGATGAATATTTATGAATAAGATCATTAATTGGATCATGCAATATATTATTATCAACAAAATTATCTATATTTTTTAATCTTTCGTTCAAACATAACTTTACAAGTGTTTTATCTATCATTAATTATATAATATAATATATCTTTTTTTTAATTAAATTTTAAAACCTTTAATGTTTCATAAAATAGTTTTCTATCACCAATAATTGTTATCATATAATCGTGAAAACTTAATTCTAAATCTTTCGCATAAATAATATCTTTTAATATAATATCAATTAAACATAATAATTTTGAAATAATATAATCTTTATCTTTTGATTTTTCGTCAAATGAAATATCATATATTGACGCAACTTGTCCAATATTATATAAATGACCCGCTTCATAATCATAATCATCTCCTTCTAATGATTTACAATAATAGAAAGATATAGGATATATCAATGTATTTATTCTAGAATTAAAAATTTTATCAAAAACATCAGATGTTTTAATATATTGTAACTCTAGAAATTTATCTTGAATAAAATTATTATATTCATTTAATTTAACCAAATCTTGTTTTAATTTAATATAACACCCTCCATCTAATTGTGTTACATCCATATTAATATGATCTAATACATCTGAACGATTAAATGATTTTAATAAATTACTATAAAAGTAAGTGGTATCTTTGCCTGTAAAATCTTGAAGAATAAACTTTGTTTTATTTGATTTACTTAAACAATTATTTACGATTGTATATATTATATCTTTATCAGGTGCTTTATCATCATTAATCCATGGATAATCAATATAATTCATAGAACTATTTAATGCATATACTGTTACTTGGTTATTTCCCATTTTTCTAATAATTGGTTTATTATGTTCATCAATTATATTTTTACTATAAATAAGCGGATCCCCATTTTGTATAAAATATTCTTCAATTTTAAGATTTAATTCTAAATGTGGATCAATTAATATTATTAATTTATGTCCATCAAAATTATTTAAAAAACAAGGATATTGTTGATTATTCTCATCAGTTATAGTTGTATAAGATTCCATCGAACAACCAACAAACATACAAACTAATTTAACAGAGTCTTGATTAATATTATTATAAATTTCATTCCAAATTGACATTATTTAATATTAATATTAATATTAATAATAAATAATATATTCATTTTTTTTTTATAAATTTGGGTTAGTCCATCTTAAAATATTATTATATTTCAAGTTATATTGTGATATTTCTATTAAATTTAATAAAAATATAACTATTAAATTATTATATTTTAAATCATCATTTTTTTTAAAGTAATGATTAATATAATAAATAATTTGATTCATTGGTGTTTCAATATTTAATTCTGTTAAATATTTTTTAAAATTTCTAATAATATCTTTTTTTACAAAATCAATTGTATTTTCTTTGCTATATTTATAAATTGCTTTTTTTATAAATTTATTAAATGGTAATATACGTTTTTTATTATTATATATTTTATTTTCATCATGGTCATCAGAATAAAACCCATATTTATTATATTTAGATACACCATAAAGTAAAATATAATATGTTGAAAAACTATAACTACATTTATCATTAATATTAACTATACTTGTATCAATAATTGTTATATATTTTATATTTAATTCGATTGCTATTATTTTAATTTTAAAAAGAAAGTCATCAGTAAATACGGATTCATATTTATATATATTTATTGTATTATTTATTATGTCAAAATTAATTGATTTTATATTTGGAATACTAAAAATATTTTTATTAATATTTATTAAATTTGGAAAATATTGTTTTATTTTTAAAAAATAATCAATAATAGGTATCGTTTTTAATTCAATAACATGTATTATTTTAGGTTCAATAACAGGTATTATTTTAGGTTCAATAACAGGTATTATTTTAGAACACACTTGTTCATTAGATTTAGAACGATAACAATATAACATTAGGTCATTATATTCATTATAATCATTATCTTGAAATTTATTTATTTTAAATGAATATAATTTTGCATTTAATGACATTATTATATAATGATATAGAATTTAAATTAATAACAAGAAAATTTGAATTTTACTCTTATTATTAACAAACATTATTAATATAATGAACAATATTGGACTTTCTCTAACAATTAATAAATTTACTACTTTCTATGAATCTACACCACATTTTATTATGGTTGATTCTCAAGAATCTGCAAGAAAAGAAATTATTAATATTTTAAATACACATTATAAAAAATTTCATATTGATTTTCCAAGTGATTTAAGCGAATTTGAACATGAAGTATTTGGACATACTTATGTTCATGCAGATGCATTTGTATATAAACTCTTTATAAATAATAAATGGGAAGAACCATGGGAAACACAAGATCTTTATGATGATGTTATTGAACGAATTATTAAAGAAGAATCTGATGACCCGCCTGATTTCTCTGATATATATGGCGAACCAAATCCTGATGAAAGTATTAATGATAAATGTACCATGGAAAATGACGAATATAGTCAAGAAATGGAAAAGAAATTAAAAGAAATTATGACACAATCATCAACAGTTAAAATGAAAGACGATCAAGTAAAGGATTGCAAGTGTAAATCATGTCAAGAAGGATATGCACATCAAGATTTTCGAAAAATGAATCAACAAGAACAGTGCTTAAACACAACATCTGAACTCGAACCAATTTCTGAACTTAACCCTACACTTTAATTTAACATTTATTTAATATTTATTAAAAATTGAAATAATATTATTAATAAAATAATATTAAATATAATAATGAAATATAATCAACAAATAATAGAATCTAATCAACAAACAATGGAATATAAACAACAAATAAAACAATCTAGTCTTCAAACAAAAGAAATATATAATGAAATTTCTGATTATTTTGATGTATCAAGAGTTAGAATATGGCCTTGTGTTAAAAAATTTTTAGATACTTTTCAACCAGATTCAAAATTATTAGATGTTGGTTGTGGAAATGGTAAAAATATGTTATATCGTACTGATTTAGATTTTAAAGGTATTGATTTTTCTATAAAATTAGTTGATATCTGTAAAAAGAAAAAATTAAATGTTATAGAAGCATCGATGACATTATTACCATTTAATGAAAATATGTTTGATGGTATTACTGTTATAGCATCATATCATCATTTATCAGATGATATTGAACGAAAGCAAACGTTGGATGAAATATATAGAATAGTTAAAAAAGACGGACTGGTATTACTTGTTGTTTGGGCGATGGAACAACCAAACGATTCTAAATTTAATTTTACTAAATCTGATGAATTAGTAAAATGGAATTCCGTTAAAACAAATAAAATCCATTATAGATATTATCATATTTATTCAAAAGGGGATTTAATTGAAGAGATTACTCGATTAAAACCAGAATTTAATATAGAGTATGAATATTTAGAAAAAGGAAATTGGGTTATTTGTTTAAAAAAATAATATTTAAAATAAGTGCTATTGTATAACCTGACACAACATATTTTATTGAACCATATATTAAAATTTTTTTATTTATATTAAAATTTTTTTATTTATAATAATATTTTTACTAATGCTAAAATTAGTCAATTAGGTGTATTAATACTTTTCAATAATATCTTTAATATTGTGATATGTTTTCTCATCAATGATCTTACCGTGATTATAAAAATACATAGTCTCATTAGTTTTAATAATTGAACCATTAAATCCATCATCATTTAATTCTTGTTCAAGTTTTTCAATATCAATATTACGTTTTGATGAAAATCTGATACTTTGTGATTTTTTATCTTATAACAAAGATACCTTAATATTTCCACCCCCTTTTTGTGATAATTCTAAATATTTTTTTTTATATTTTTCATATTTTATTTGATAAACACGTTCCATTATATATATATATATATATATAAAAATTGATAATATCAAATAAAATTGTAGTAATAGTTAAATCACTTGGTAAAACCGTTATTGTATAACCAGACACAACATATTTTATTGAACCATATATTAAAATTTTTTTATTTATAATAATATATGACAAATATTATTTTATGTGGAAATATTATTGAAATTATTAATACAACACAGGGTTATATGGCTTTTTTAAAAGATAATGGTAATTTAAATATATATAATATATCAAAAGAACATATTGAATTATTTAACAAGATATAAAATATTGGTGAAATAAAAACAATATCGATTAGTTATAATTTATCAAAACTAATATTAATAAAAAAAGATAATATTGTTCAAGTTTTTGATTTTGTAGATTTTAAATTTGTAAAAAAGAAACAGACATTAATACTAATGGATGTAATATAGTAACATGTTGTTTATCTGTAAATGGGAAATTTTGTTATTTATCAGCTGAAAATACTGTTCAAGTATGGAATTTATATGATTTTAAACAAATAACAACTCTAGAAACAAATGGTTTTGTAAATAAATTAAAAAATAATAATGATATAATTCTAGTTGGAACTGAATTAGGATATATTTATCATCTTAAAAACCAAAATGATTTAATAAATATAAAAAAAAATATACATGAATGCGTAAATGATATAGATATAAATAATTATGATATTTTCGTAACAGGAGATACAGAAAATTTAGTAACTTTATGGAATAATGAAAATATTATAAAATATGAAAGACATTATAGTAGTATAATAGATGTAAAAATAAATTACTTGTTATATCAAAAGATATTGATAATGAATTAATATTATGGAAAACTGAAAATAGATTAGAATATTATCATATTCCAATAAAAGCAGATAGATTTATTTTTAATAATGAAAATATAATATTTTTAAAAAATTTTGTTAAAACAAATAAAATCCATTATATATATTATTATATTTCTTCAAAAAGGATTTAATATATTTTATGATATTTTAGAGAAAAATACCATAAAATTTGAGAATAATATTGAAATTATAGATAAAAATAATTAAAATTAAATTTTTTCACACATCCCATTATCATATTTATTATACATTGTAATAACTTGTGATTTTCTCAATACATTTCCTGGTATACTATTGAGTAACATGTGTCTTGAATTAATCTTAAATTCGTCATTTGATACAGGTTTTTTAGTAAATACGACTTTGATTATAAAGTCATGGAACGGTGCAGAAACCATCACAAACTCATTAAACTCTTTTTGTTGATATTCAATACCTCCTATAACAAAGGTGAGATTCGCATCCAATCCTGTTGATGATTCGTATTTAATATTATCTATGATGTCACAGATTCTACCAGAACGATATTCATAGTAATACTGTCCACTTGAATCTTTTTTAATCAATTCAACATTATTATATACAACATGTTCAGTTGTATAATATGTTATACCAGCAACGTCCTCTGGTTGTTGAGATAATAGCATCATGCCTTCTGAATATGATTTCAATGTGTCAGAATGTTTAATATTCAAGTCTTTCAAGAAATTTGATAAATTAATTCTATTACTCATTATATATTTAATATAAAAAAGTATTCTTTAATTTAACATTTTTTCCATATGTTTTTGATAAATTATGTATGAACCCATATTTACACACAATTGAATTATCTGTATTAATGTAAATGAACATAACTTTTTATTGATTTTGGTATAATAAATTTATAAGAAACACATTATTATTTAGAAAAATTGATAATATTATTATAAAGATTATAATAATATTATTACTAATGTCAAAGAAAATTCTAGTAATAGTTGAATCACCAGGTAAAACTGCTAAAATTAGTCAATATTTAGGTCCAAATTATATTGTTCGTGCATCATATGGACATGTACAAGATTTGGATAAAAACACATTATCAATTGATGTTGAAGATAATTTTAAACCATACTATGTTACAACACCAGATAAACTTGGTGTTGTGAAAGATTTAAAAAAAATAGCAAAAGATTGTTCTGACGTAATTTTAGCTGCAGACGGTGATAGAGAAGGTGAAGCAATTGCTTTTTCATTAGCTACAGTATTAAAATTATCAAAACCAAAAAGAATAATTTTTTACGAAATTACAAAAAATGCATTATTAAAAGCATTAGAAAAACCAACAATAATAGATCAAAATATGGTTAATGCACAACAAACAAGACGAATATTAGATAGATTAGTCGGGTATAAAATTAGTCCTGTATTATGGAAATATTTAACAGCTGGTGCTAAATCTGCAGGTCGTGTTCAATCAGTTGTCGTTAAAATTATTATTGATAAAGAAAATGAAATTAATAAATCTATATCAAAATCATATTTTAAAACAATTGGTGAATTTACTTTTAAAGAAAATACAAAAATAAATGCAACACTACAAACAAATAATAAAATGTATCAATTTGAAACAGAAGAACAAGGTAAAACATTTTTATCAAGTATTAATAAAAAATCTAAATATAAAGTTATATCAGTTGTTAATAAAGAATCAATTAGGAAAGCATCAAGTCCGTTTATCACATCAACACTTCAACAAGAAGCTAGTACTAAATTACATTTTAATGTTAAACAAACAATGGACCTTGCACAAAAATTATATGAGAATGGTTTAATAACTTATATGAGATCAGATAGTCCAAATATAAGCAAAGAAGCAATTGATGATGCAACAAATTATATTATTAATACATTTGGTGATGAATATTCTGACCCAAAAAATTATAAATCCAAGAATTCAAATAGTCAAGATGCACACGAATGTATTAGACCCACTCATTTAGATATACCAGATCCAGAAGATATTGATGGATATGCTAAAAAATTATATACATTAATATGGAAAAGAACAATTGCGTCTCAAATGTCAAATGCGAAAGTTAATATTCAATCAATTCAAATTGATATTATAAATAATAAAGAATCTATATTATTATTTAATTCGACACAAACATATTTTACATCAACATTAGAAAATGTTGAATTTCCAGGATATTTAATTGTGTATGATAATAATTTAGAAGATGAAGATAAAATAATTGGTAAATTAACAATTAAAGTAAAAGACAAAGTTGAACTTGGTAATATTATTATTAGTGAAGAATATACAAAACCTCCATTAAGATACAATGAAGCAGCATTAGTTAAATATTTAGAAAAGAATGGTATTGGACGCCCATCAACATATGCATCAATTATATCAAAAGTAATAGAACGACAATATGTTGAAATTAAAAACATTGATGGTGTGCAGAAAGAATCTAAACAAATAATATTTGATTCAAATTATAAAATGAAAGAAATAAATAAAGATGTTTTTATTGGAAAAGAACAAACAAAATTAGTATCTACAGAAATGGGTAATCAAGTAAATGATTTTATGGTTAAACATTTTGAACAAATATTAGAGATTGATTTCACATCTAAATTTGAAACTTATTTAGATAAAATTTCTGACGGAAAGGCTAATTGGATAACAATATTAAAAACATTTTATGATATATTTAATCCAATTGTTGAAAAATTAAATAGTGAATATATTACTATTAATAAATTAGAAACTGATAAATTACTAGGAACTAGTGCAAATAATAAAAAAATATATGCTGGAACAGGTAAATTTGGACCATATATTAAAATAGAAATAGATACTAGTAAAAAATGGAGATTTGTAAAATTAGTAGACTTTACTATCGAAACAGTATCTCTAGAACATGCATTAGAATTATTAGAATGGCCAAAAACATTAGGTAAATTAGATGGATGTATTGTAACATTAAATACAGGACCACATGGAATATATATAAAATGTAATGGAAAAAATTATTCAATTAAAAATGATTTAGAATCAGTTGATAATATAACAATTGATGATGTTCGTAAAATAATTGATACATACGACCCATATGCTATAAAATCATTTAAAGTTTCTAATAAAACAATAAATATTAAAAAAGGGGAATATGGGCATTATGTACAAATAATATCTGGTAAAAAAAAGCAAAATATATCTATCCCTGTCTCTTATGATATTGATAATATTAATATTGATGATGTATTATTAATAATATCAAATAAAAATGGTTTAAAATCTTTTAAAAAATAACTTTAGAAAAAATATTTTCTATTGTATATTAATATATAATGTCTTTTGAAAATACTGAATCTTCGCAAAACACTGAATCTGATGATTCTAATTCTGAATCTAATTCTAACTCTGAATTAAATAACCAAGAAGAATTTACAAATTCTATCGAAACACCACCACCAACAACAACAACAACACCACCAACAATCCCACCAACAACCCCACCAACAACAATAATATGTAAATCTAATTCTGGAAAAATAATGTATCTTATTTTTCACATGATTATGACATTTATTGCTTTATATTTAAGTTGGAAATGTAATGGTGGTAAATTTGATTTATTAGGATTTCTACTTGCTCTAATTGTACCTTATTTTTATATTATTTATATACTTGGATTTAGAGGAACATGTGCATTAGAATTTACCAAGGCAGTAGAAGAAGCAGCTAAAACAGCAGCCAAAGCAGACCCATAAGTATCAGCGTAAATAAACCAATATAATATAACACAAATGTATGATTTTTTTAATAAATATTTAAAAAAATCTATCATATTAATATAATGTCAAAAATTGTAATACAAAAATCTAATGTAGAAATGGGGACTAACACAGATACTAACGCGGATACTAACACAGATACTATTGCGGATACTAACACAGATACTAATACAGATACAACTATTATTATAAACACCACTGTTGTAAAGAAAGATAATTCTGGGTTATATATATATCGTATATTTCGTATATTAGTTGTATTTGTTGCAATATATATTGCATTGTTAAGTAATCCAGTAATATTTAGTTTTTCATTTTTATTTTCATTTTTAGCAGCAGTATTTTTCCCATACATCTATATTTTATTTATATTAATATTTCATAGTAGTAATTTAGTAAAATTTTCAAAAGTGCCTGAAAATAAATTGTATTAAATGGTTTAAAAAAATGTTAAAAAAATATTTTA